CCCCATCTCTCCCCCCGAAAGAGTTCTAAGCCCCTCGAAACTTTCACTCGATACCACTTAACAGCAGACAAGCGCCCGGCGCGCGAAATGGAGCCGAAAAATGACCGAAAATAACGCTTTGATATACGGCGACATGGAGACAGCCGTTCGAGACGCTATCGAAAAAGCCACGTGGCTAACCCCGGCGGATGTTGCCGCTAAGAATATGCTTATTTCCCTGGCGGGGCAGTACGATAACCTCGAAGAAGACTTCATAGACGGACGCATTACTCGACCGGAGCAAATCAAGGCACAATACACATTGAATGTGCACCTTGTGCAGCTCATGAAGCAGCTCGGTCTAACACCTGAGTCACGTCAAGGCGTGCCAGAGCAAAAGGTACAGCCAGCAGAAACGGACTCAGAACGCCGTATGCGTGAACGCCGCGAACGCCGCCGCGCCCGTAACGGTGCAGAGCATAAGCGAGTCTAATTATGCGGGATGAAAACGGTAAGCTCTACGGTGATACCGCGCCCCGCATCTTCACCCCGCCCCTTCGAGAACTTACACCGGAAACGTCGCTAGGTTTTGAAGCTATTGAGACTGCCAAAGAAGATTTAGGCCGTAAGCTGCACCCCTGGCAGGAATGGTGGCTTATACATTCACTAGAATTAGCGCCCGGCTCGTACACATCGGACGAATACCCGGTTTTGCGGTTCGAGACGGTCATTCTTCTTGTGGCACGCCAAAACGGTAAGTCGTTCATTGCTTCTACCCGCCTTCTATGGCGAATGCTCATGTGGGACGGCCCGGAAATTGACCCGTTGTTGGTTCTCGGTACAGCTCATAAGCTCGCAGCGGCGGAAGAGATACAGGCGCAAGCACATAATGCACTTAAGGCGTCCCCGGCGAGCGACCAAATCGCTAAAATGACGGGTACGAACGGCTCTAAATCGCTTGAATTGGTGAACGGCGCGCGGTACCGTTGTGACGCTGCAAGCGACGACGGCGGGCGCTCGTTCTCGGTTACCGACCTTTTCTTTGACGAATTGCGACAACAACAGGAGTGGTCGCCGTGGATGGCGCTCACCAATACGACGAACGCTAAGTTTTCGTCTCAGGTTATCGCCGTCTCGAACGCGGGGGAGTCAAAATCTGTTGTTTTGAACAGTTTGCAGGATAAAGCGCGTGCAGAGGCCCGCGAATTGCAAGCATTTATCGACGGAGGCGGCGACCCGGAAGAATGGGCTAAAGAACATGAGGTGTCTTTAGGGCTTTTCGAGTATTCCGCCCCGGAAGATGCGAATATTCACGATAGGGATGCATGGGCGGCGGCGAATCCCTCGCTCGGTTACCCATTTGGTCCAACAGAGAAGAAATTAGCCGCAAGCGTGGCGCTTGTAGGTAATTCCAGTGAAGACGGCGTACCAGAACATAAATTCCGTGCAGAGGTGCTATGCCAGCGCGTTGCAGTCGCCAAAGAAGGCCCGTTTAAGTCGAAAGACCTTGAGGCGTGCCTGTCCCCGGCGAGTGAGATTGACTCAGAAAGCCCTATTGTGGTGGGAGTCGATACCTCAGCAGACGGCAAAATGAGTTATGTAGCCGTTGCAGGTTTTACAGCAGACGGTACCCCTCAGGTTGAGGTGCTAACGAAGCGCCCGTTTATGGACTGGATACCTGACTTTTTGCGAACAGGTTTGAATTTCACACCGCGCGATATAGTGCTGCAAGGTAAAGGCTCGCCGATTTCGTCGTATCGAGATTCACTCGATAGGCAGGGTGTGCGTTTTACCCCGTGTGAAGGCTCAAACCTCCCCGCTGCGTGCGTGCAGTTCGCAGAACGGGTTGAGCAGCATAAGATACGTTGGCGCGACCAGCCTGTTCTTACGCGGCCTCTGCAGGAGGCGGTCAAAAAGCACTATGGCGACGTGTGGTCTTGGAACCGCGATAAGTCGCCTATCGATATTGCGCCCTTATGCGCTGCAACGTTCGCGCTATGGGGTCTGTTGCGATTACCAGATGAAGACGAATCTAAATCTGTCTACGCGGATGAAGATTATAACGAATGGTGGAAGTAGTTAGAAGGTGAAATATGCCTAACGCCGGTGATGTTATAGCGCGCGCGCTCGCAGGTGGTCTATCGCGCGCGGTAACTACGTTTATGGGACGTGAGGTTGTGGTAACCTCCCCCGGCGTGGGTATCGAGTCTGAGCCTCTGAACTTGACACCTGAACAGATGTGGCGTACACAGCCGCATTTGCGTACCGTCGTTGATTTTCTTGCTCGGAATATTGCGCATCTAGGGCTACACGTGTTCGATACCTCAACAGAGGATAGGGTACGCGACCGTAAGTCCGTACTTGCGTCTTTGATGCAAAAGCCAAATATGCACATGACTACCTTCGAGTTGATTTACGACTTGGTGGGTAATCTTGCGCTGCATAATAGGGCGTATTGGTTTGTTTATGAGTCTGCAGAAACCCCCTCTGGATGGGCAATACAGCCTTTCCCAGCATCATGGGTGAAAACCTCATACGGTACTTATTGGGAGCCTACGCAATACGTCGTTTCTCCACCTGATTCACCTGATAAAGCGGTGAAATTCAAACCTGAGAACGTGCTTGCGTTTGAGGGTTGGAACCCACTCCCTAGTAAGGACGCATCGGCGGTTGAGACTCTACGGCTAACACTAGAAGAACAGTACCACGCCCGTAAACACCGTACTCAGGTATGGCGACGCGCGGGGCGTGTGGGAGGGTATATCACCCGGCCTGTGGATGCGCCGCGTTGGACTAACCAAGACCGCCGCCGGTTCCTCAAGATGTTTGAGGAATTTACCCGTGCGGGGTCTAAGACAGGCGGCACGCCTATTTTTGAAGAGGGTATGCGCCTTGAAACGTCTGAGTTCAACTCTGCAAATGCTGAATGGGCAGAGTCGGTAAAGCTCTCTCTGGTTACGGTTGCCCAGGTGTTCCAGGTAAACCCGGTTATGGTGGGTGTTCTGGATAATGCGAACTACTCGAACGCTAAAGAGTTCAGTAAATCGCTGTATACGAACACGCTAGGTCCGCAAATCCGCATGATTGAGCAGCGTCTCAACACGTTCCTAGTTCCTATGCTCGGTTTAGACCCGTCGGAGCACCTTCTAGAGTTCAATATCGAAGAGAAACTACGCGGCTCGTTTGAGGAACAGGCCGCCGTAGCCTCTGCCGCCGTAGGCGCGCCGTATATGACTAGGAACGAAATACGTCGTATGAACAATTTGCCGTCAATCGACGGCGGCGACGATTTGATTATGCCGTTGAACCTCGCAACAGAGAATGTTTCACGTGAAACAGACAACGGAGAAGACGCGGCTGACAATGTTTCACGTGAAACATTGGAAAACGACGTACCAGAGGCGGCTAAGTCGATTATTGACTCTCACGGCGACCGCGCCCGGCGTGTTATCGCGGCAAAAGGAGATAAACCAGAGGTTCGAGAGCGTTTAGCCCGCGAATTGGCGCAAGATTTGGCGGATTTCCCCGAATTGGCGGAAAAAGCGTCCGATTTATCGACAACAGCCGCCGGTTTGAGCGAAAAAGTGTTAGAAAGTGGTGATGTTTCACGTGAAACATAAATCTCTTGTGGTGGAAGTGAACACCACCACCGAAACGGGTGTTTTCACCGGCTATGCGTCCGTTTTCAACAACGTCGATTTAGCGAATGACGTTGTAAAGCCCGGCGCGTTTGTTGAAACTCTACAGTCGTATGGCCCAAACGGTGAGAATATCCCCTGTTATTGGAACCACGTTCTAGATGACCCGCGAATGTGCATCGGCTGGACTCTGGAAGCCCGCGAAGATGAACACGGGTTGTTTGTTCGAGTTCAGTTAGACCTCGATTCAGACGTTGGAGCCAAAGCGTACCGCATGTTGCAGCGCGGGCTTGTTCGACAAATGTCGATTACATACATTGTCGAACAGGAAACGCCCGGTGATGAAAATGGCGTGTGGTACCTACAGAAATTGAAACTTTTTGAAGTCTCTGTTGTTCCTGTTGCAGCTAACCAGGAAGCTGAGATTTTGGACGTGAAGGCAGACCGCCCTAAGCGGGAACGCCCCTCAGACGATACAGAGGAAAACGAAGAGAAGCCTCTAGATAGCGAAAGCGGTAGTGAAGAGGAACCGGAACCGGTCAATTCGGAGGATGAAGAAATTCACAACGAAGAGGAACCTGAGCCGGTCAATTCGCGTGTTCTCGCACTAGCTACTGAGGTTGAACTAACCAATATTCGACTATCCATCATGGAGGTAATCTCGTGAACTTGAAAGAACAGCGAGACGAAATTCTGAGCAAGACCGGCGCTCTTATTGAGAAGGTGCGCAACGGTGAAGTGCTGACTGAAGAAGAGAAGTCCGAAATGGATACCCTCAAGACTCAGGCAGCGGAGCTTTCCGACCGTTTCAAACGGGCAGAGGAAGCAGAGTCTTTGATGAAGTCTCTCGGTTCCCGTGAAGTCGCTGTACGCGAAGAGGAACCCGCACAGGCTCGCTCTCTCGGTGAGTATTTCGTACAAGGTGCTAAGAGCGCAGGTATCACCCGCCGTTTCAAGGCTGGCAACCGCGTAGACCCGTTTGACCTTCCCGAATACACCGGCTCTAAGGCAGCCGGCGACGTTATCAAACTGGATAACCTACAGGCTACCGCCGGGCATCTCATTACCCCCGATATTGACCGCAATATCGTTACTGCGTATACGCAGCGCCCTACTATCGCCGCATGGCTCGGTGAAGGCACTATCGCATCGAACGCTATTGTCTACTTCGTTGAGAAGGTTTGGGATAAGTCCACTAACGGCGATTTCGCTACCGTTGCTGAGGGCGCAGATAAGCCCGGCATGACCCCGCCCGGTTATACTGAGGTTACTGAAAATCTCAAGAAGATTGCGGGCTGGATTAAGCTGTCTATGGAGATGGCGGAAGATGCTTCCTTCCTGGTCTCTGAGATTAACAACCGTCTGCTTTTGCAGCTTCTCATCTCTGAAGAGCAGCAGCTTCTTTCCGGTGACGGTGCAGGAACCAATATCAAGGGTATTCTGAACCGCGAGGGCTTGCAGGTCAAGACCTCTGCTAACGCAGCTGGTAACTTGGATGCCGTGTACGAAGCTATGAACAGCGTCTACACCAAGACCGGCCTTCGCGCAGACGGCATTGTTATCAACCCTGCCGACTATGAGAAGTTCCGCCTGTTGAAGGACGGCAACGGTCAGTACATCGCGGGCGGCCCCTTCCAGGGACAGTATGGCGTTGGTGGCGTGCTGCAAGACCCGCCGCTGTGGGGTCTGAACACTATCCAGACCACCGCTATTGCCGCCGGTACCGTGCTTATCGGTGCGGGTAAAGCAGCTGCAACCGTATACCGCAAGGGTGGTATCCGTGTTGAGACCTCTAACGCAGACGGTAACGACTTCACTAAGAACCAGTTCACCATTCTTGCTGAGGAACGCCTCGCTCTTGCGGTTCGCCGCCCGGATGCTTTCGTGAAGCTGACTCTAGGGAGCTAATTCTCATGAAGCACTACGAAGTTGAACATCACGGCTTGTCGTATACGGTTCAGCTTCACCCCGATACAGCAGAGGCTATAGGGGCGGAGCCGGTAGTAAAAGACAAGGCACCAAACCAAAAGAAGAAAGTTTCACGCGGAACACGTAAGAATGTTTCACGTGAAACACCCTCAGAACCGGATACCCCCGGCTCGGAGGTTGAGACTGAGGAATAACGTTGAACTACCCACCCATTCCAGCATCTACTAACATGGATGAAGCGATTACGTCCATGATTCGCGCTTATTGCGGCTGGCACGTTGCCCCAGAGGTGAACGAAGCTCGCAAGTTCGATTACGACGGTTCGGGGCGGCTTTTTATACCGACTCTGAACCTGGTTGAGGTGCAGCGTGTTTCTGTGGACGGGAAAGACCTGTATGATTGGACTTTTTCGCAGGATGGGTGGGTAACGTTCAACCCTTCATACACTCCCCCGGCGGGCGACCGCTCGGTTACTATCGAGTTCAAACACGGGTTTCCGCAAGCACCTGAACTTTCGTTTGTGCTTGAACGTGTGAAGGCTCGGTTAGCCGCGCTACCAGCTGCACCGCTTGCGTATCAACGTGCAGGTACGCAGTCCGTAGGGTACGCAACGAAGAACGGTAATATTTTGGGCTTCTCGCTCTCGGATAGCGAGAAAGAAGCCCTAAATCACTACCGTTTGAAGGAGCAGCCGCTATGAAGTCTGTAGTTTTTCCTGGTTCTGCACAGCCCGCGCCGTCTGTGGTATACCACAAGGCTAAAACGGGCGAAACAGACCGTTACGGTAAACCGACCCGCGCATGGCGCGAACCTGTGCAGGTTGAAGACTTTATCCTGGATGTACCTTCCACTGAGTTGTCGCAAGACGGCATTACGGTTCGCCCTAATGCAGACGTGACACTTTACCTGCCACCGTCTTATGCGGTGGCTACGGAGGATAAGTTCACGATTACACACCCCCGGCTCGGGATTGGGGTTGAATGTGTTCCTGAAGGCGTTGGTTGGGGCATCACTAACGCTTTCACAGGTGACGCATTCCGTACAGAGGTCAAGCTAAAGGTTCGCCGTGGCTAAGGACACACTATGAAAATCAAATTTAATAAAGAAGCCTTACGCCAGTTGCGCGAGTCTCCCGCTGTACGCGCTAACCTCGAAGCCCGTGCCCAAAAGATAGCGGATGCGTCTTCACAGGGCGGGCGTGTGAAGGGTTATATCGTTACTGACCTTGTGCTAGAAAAACCTCGTGGTGCGGTCTCAGTTATGGCGACCGGCCATGCCGCCTATGATAATCGGAAGCGACAAACGCTGTTGAAGAATATCAGAAAGGGCGCGTGATGGATTTTCAAGACCCTACAGTTACCGCGCGTAGTTATTTGGTGAAGCACACCAGCGCCCCCGTGTTTCTTGATGAACCTGATTCGGATACCTATGACTACCGAAAGCCTTGTGTCATTATCAAGGATGTTGGTAGCCGCGTGCTGTATCAGAACGTTTTTCTAGATGCAACTCTGCATTTCGACGTTCGCGCGGATACCCGCGAAAACGCAGAGACGTTAGCCCGTCAAGTCTTTTCGATTATGCGTGAGTGGCACGGGCGCGATACCTCAGTTGTTCCTCAAGATAACAACGATTTCCCTAAATGGAGTCCAGAGGCTGACAGGCGGATTCCAGCGTATGAATTTACTTACCGGGCGTGGCTTCGCCCGTCCACACAAAATAGTTAGGAGTGCCTAGCATGGCAGATTCTCTTTCGGGTGTTGCCGCGATTCTCACCGGTAAACCACTCAAGGCAACCGGCGGGGTTACCCGCGCGCCTATCGGTACGCCGCTTCCTACGGATGCGACTACTAAGCTCAATGCGTCTTTCGTTCCGCAAGGTTTCATCTCGGAGGACGGTGTTACCCGTACTACGGACGCATCGGACGACAAGATTAAGGCATGGGGCGGACAGGTTGTGAAGGTTGTCCGTTCTGACTTCTCGGTTAGCTACAAGTTCTCTTACATGGAGAGCGCATCGGCTACCACCCTCAAGTCTATTGTGGGTGAAGAGAACGTTACCATCACTGAACCAGAGGCGGGCAAGCACAATGGTAAGGTAGCGGTGAAAATCAACGCTAAGCCCGCGCCGCGTGCTTCTTACACCTTGGAGATGCTGGACGAAAACACCTTCATTCGTGAGGTTATCCCCATCGGTCAGATTTCCGTTTCTGGTGATGTGAAGTTCACTCACTCTAGCGTTATTAGCTATGAAGTGACTATCGAAGCGCTTCCTGATTCCAGCGATAACAACGCTTACGAGTACCAGGATACTGTGCTTCCTGAGAAGCTGGCAGAAACTAAACAGGCTCTAGGCGTTTAATAGCGTCTAGCTCAACACCACCCCGGCGCGTTTTCGGCTCTCACGCCGGGGTGGGTATCCCCTCTTAGAGCCGATAACCATAACGAAGATAAGGAGCCGAACAATGGCACAGAAAGCCAAAGCAAAGAAGACTTTTACCCGTAAATCGCAGAAGCGCTACGAAATGGTAACGTTCGAGACCCCGATTTACGAAGAAGAATTTACCTTCCCCGCTGTGAAGCACATGAGCCAGAAACTAGCGATGGCGTTAGATGCAGGTAAGTTCGCTGAGTTCTACGAATGGCTTCGTAACGCTGGGGTATCGGAAGAAGAGATTGACGCGTTCGCCGCCCTGGACGGTGAAGAAACGCGTGAATTTATCGACGCTTGGAGCGATGGACAGGTGGCCACCCTCCCAAAATCATAGCCACGGTTGAGCTGTATAACTCGCACCCGGAAGCGGTTATAGCTGAGCTTGCCCCGGCGGGTATCCAATGGCATAACATCGGTGAGACGCACACGTGGGATGAAGTTATTTCGGTTCTCACGTGTGCCCCGCCGTGGGGGCCTATCCAGCGGGCTATGAACCCTAAGACTTGGATTTGGGGTGTACCCGGTTATGACGAATTGGTTACCATAGTCGAACTTTTAGCCACAGGCAACGTACAACGCGGCAACGCATCAGGTGCTAAGCGCTCTGATTTCCCGCAACGGATACGCCGTCCATATGATGAACGGGATGTTGTGGAAAAGAAGACCGTAGGTAAAGCGGAAGACGCACGTGTTGCAGCGGCTATCGTCAATGAGCATACCGGCGTTGATTTCGCGTCTGTTTTGACTCGATAACTTGAGAGAGGGTGTATTGTGGGTGCTACCGTTGAACTAGCTACCGCCTATATCACGCTTGCGGCGGAAACACGCGGGCTATCGAAACAGATAGCCTCTGAATTGCGGGCTAGTGAACGGTACGCGTCCACCACCGGGCGTAATATCGGCGATAATATTCGACAGGGTATCGCATCGCGTAAACCTGAGGCGGATATTACCGGGCTACATGAGAAGGTAGAGGCTTCTCAAAAGAAACTAGCCGCCGCAACAGATAAGGCATCGCGCGACCGCGCCGCCGCCGCCCGGCGTGTTGAGATAGCAGAGGCTAAGCTCTTTGAGGTCAAGCAGAAAGATAACGCTACTGAGTCTCAAGTACTCGCAGCGCAAGACCGCCTAACCACAGCGCGCGCTCGGTATATTGAGGTTTCACAGCGCGGGGTCTCGCAGATTATCGCTCATAACGAAGCGCTCAAATCCGCACAGGCGAACCTCAACGCGGCGACACAGAGCGCTAATAGCGCCCTGTTCGCCCCGGCGAATAACGCCGTATCAACCGTTCGCCGTATGGTTGCTGAGACGAGTAACGCGGGCGGCGTGTTTACCCGGTTCGGTAACCTAGCGCGTAGCGCGTATGATGGTGTGGCGACCGGTGCGACTCGAACGGCTAACGTTACCCGCAGCGCATTTAGTGGTGTGGGTGATGTTGCGTCTAGCCTGTTCCGTGGACGTTTCTCAGAGGCGTTTAGCACGGTAGCGACCGGCGCGCGAAACACCGCGTCTAACATGGCAGGGTCTTTCAGTTCTGGGGCTTCGCGTATCTGGCATTCTCTCACCGGCGCGTTTCGTGGTACATCTGAAGCAGCAGGTGCAGAGGGCGCAGCAGCATCTAGCCGGTTCTCGGGTGGATTTCGCGGGATTCGTGAGCGTATCTCTAGCCATTTGCACGGGTCTTTCTCTAGCGCTACTGGAAGCGCAGAGGAAGGCGGTCGCCGGGCGGGTACCGGATTCGGTAACGCTTTCAAATCGGCGGTTACAGGCATTCTCGCTTATGTAGGTATCCAGCAGATTACCGCGCTTACCTCGAATTTCATCAAAGAGGCGGGCGACCTCGAACAGTCGCTTGGCGCTGTTGATGCGGTTTTCAAGGATTCCGCCGGGCAGATGCACGAATGGGCTAATACTGCCGCTACATCTGTCGGTATCTCTAAGAACGAATATAACCAGTTCGCAAGCGTTTTAGGGTCTATGCTCAAAAACGCCGGTACACCTATGGAGCAGCTAGGCGACAAGACGAATAAACTTATTAGTCTTGGTGCAGACCTCGCATCTATGTATGGTGGCACTACGGCGGAAGCGATTGAAGCTATCAGTGCCGCGCTTCGCGGTGAGATGGACCCTATCGAACGATACGGTATTTCGCTCAATGACGCTATGCTTACTCAAGAAGGATTACGTCTCGGTATTCAGAAAACCGGCGGGTCTTTCGATACTCAGCAGAAACAGCTTATTGTTCAGTCTCTGCTGTTCAAGCAGTCAGCAGATGCGCAGGGCAACTTTTATCGCGAGACTGATACTTATCAACACAAGACACAAGTTCTTGCGGCGAAATGGGCAGACCTTTCAGCTTCTATCGGTGAGCGGTTCCTACCTTCGGCGGGTGCAGCGGCGGAATGGGTAACCAATTCCGGGCTTCCTGCATTTGAGCAGCTGGCAAATGGTCTCGCTAACGTCTCTCAATTCCTCGGTAATACAATTCAATACTGGGGGCCATTCGTCGCCGGTATGGCAGCGGTGCTTGTACCCGCCGGGCTAGTAGCCGCCGCGATATGGGCAGGAACTACGGCGGTTAGCGCTTTGGCTACCGCTTTCGGAGCGTTAGGTGTTGCGGAGGGTGTAGCCTTATGGCCCATCTACGCTATCGTTGCGGGTCTAGCCGTTCTTGTAGGTGGTCTGGTTGCCGCTTACACTAACATAGGATGGTTCCGCGACTTAGTAAACGGAGCGTTCCAAGGTATTCAGATAGTCGCCGGTATCGTCTGGCAAGCTGTTCTAGATGCAGTAAACGCCTTCGTTACTTGGTGGCAGACATACGCTCAACCCATCATAGACCAAGGTATACAGGCTATACAGTTTGGCATGATGTGGCTGTGGCAAAACGTCATGATACCTGCATGGCAAGGTATCCAGACGGTCATACAGTGGGCGTGGGAGAATATTATCCAGCCCATCTTCACCGCCATAAATGATGTGGTTACGCATCTGCTCGCACCTGTCTTTATGTGGCTATGGCAGACGATTATCACGCCGGTCTGGCAGGGTATCGTGAATGTCGTTACCTGGGCATGGACTACGATTCTGCAACCCATGTTCCAGGGCATTTGGGCATTCATTACTGATATTCTTGCACCTGTCTTTGTGTGGCTGTGGCAGAATATCATAACCCCGGCGTGGCAGGGAATTAGCGCGGTTATCGGCTTCGTTTGGAATAACGTTGTCAAACCGATATTCGACGCTATCGTTTGGGTACTGCAAAACATTGTCGGCCCCGTGTTTACGTGGCTGTGGAATGAGATTGTTAGCCCGGCTTTCAATGGTATTCGTATTGTTATTGAAATAGCATGGAACATTATTCGTGTTATTTTTGACGCTATCTATCACGTTCTAAAAGATGTGTTAGGCCCCGCGTTTTCCTGGTTGTGGGAGAACATTATTAACCCTGTGTTCAACTGGATAGGTGAACACATTGGTAAGACGATGGGGTGGATAAAGGACAATGTTCTAGACCCGCTTGGGCATTGGCTGCAGAACGACTTTGCGAATGCGTGGAGCAAGACCGTTGAGATAATCGGTCAAGCATGGGACACCCTCAAGAAGGTTGTGGGTACACCCGTCAAGTGGGTTGTGGATACTGTTATTAACGGTGCGTTGATTGATGGGTATAACAAGCTAAACGACGTGTGGTCGGGTGCGGATATTCCCCGTATCGACACGGGCGGCATTCCGTCGTTCGACGTTGGCGGCTATACCGGCCCCGGCGGGAAGTACACGCCCGCAGGTATCGTTCACGCGGATGAGTTTGTTATCCGTAAAGAGTCGCGGGCCAGGTTTGAGCGTGAGAACCCCGGCGTGCTTGATTACCTGAATAAGCACGGTAAGATTCCGGGATTTGCTAACGGTGGTCGCGTATTCGGATACGCAGACGGCGGTAGGGTTATAAACTCGAATAACCCGTTAGACGTTATCGGTTTAGGTGCTGAGCGCGCCGGTAAAGCTGTTGATGATGCTGTTGATTGGGGCTTTGACCGCGTCAAGGACGCGATTCTTATTCCTGTTGATGCAGCGGCTAACCTAGCTAAAGGCAAGTTCGCGGGTAATGAATTTGTTGTTGGCGCGGTTGGTCTCGCTCAAAAAGCAGCGCATGACGTGGCGGATTTTGCCAAGGAAAAGATAAAGTCCTTCGTTCCTAAGTTTGAACCCGGCGCGGGTGCTGAACAATGGCGCGGAACCGTTGAGCAAGCTCTACACATTGCGGGTCTACCGGTAACACCGGATTACATCAACGCTTGGTTGTCTCAAATTCAATCTGAGTCCGGCGGAAACCCCGGCGTGACTCAGAACGGGTACGTGGATATAAACACGATTACGGGCGATTTGGCGCAGGGTCTTGTTCAGGTTATCGGCTCTACGTTCGCGGCCTACCGCGACCCGTCGTTGCCAAATGACCGCCGCCACCCGCTTGCTAACCTCGTTGCAGGTATGCGTTATGCTACCGCGCGTTACGGTTTTGGCGGGCAGCTAGGCGTTATCGGTCATGGGCATGGCTACGCAGACGGTGGACGGGTTACCCCGGCGCTCTATGATAAGGGCGGCGTTATCCGGCGCGGTGTGCAGGTCATAGACCACCAGCGTAAAGACCCGGATTATGTTCTTACCTCTCAACAGTGGGAGAACATGTACAAAATCGCTGAAAACTCAAGTAAACAGGTAAACAGCGGCATCACTATAGGTACCGTCCAAGGCTACACAGCTGAGGAGGTTGCCCGTGAGATTGAGCGCCGCCGTAGGCAGGAAGAAGCACTAGTTTATGGCTAATAAAGCGCCTGTGGTTCGACTTATCGACTCTACGGATTCGGAAGAACCGGTTTACTTGTTATCGACAGGCCGGAGCGCTTTCACCCTTCTTGAAGGGGTGGAAGGCTTCGGCTTGCCAGAGTTTGAGTACAAATTAGCTGATAGCCCTAACGGTGTTGGCTCGGTTATGCAGGGGCAACGCGTGAAAGAGCGCGAAATTTATTTGCCCCTGCATATCCAGGGCAAAGACCAAGAAGAGGTTATGCGGCGGTGGGGTAGGTTGCAACGCATTACCAACCCCGGCATGGGTGGCTGTATTCTGGAAATAACACCTGAGAATCGCGCGCCCCGTACTATCCCTGTCCTTTATAAGGAAGGGTTGCAGGGTAACTTTGGGTCTTCATATCGCAAGATTTGGTACACAATGGGTTTGAAGTTACTAGCGCTAAATCCTTATTGGTCTGGTAGTACACAGACTCTTGTGTGGAAAACGCAGACTAACTCTAAGCCGTTTATTAGTGGTGGTGCACAGGTGAAGACACATAAGTTCTTCCCTGTTATCTTGGATGCTTCCGCCGTGGCAACGGGTAAGCGTATTCAAATCAACTCAGACCGCCCGGTTTATCCGGTATGGTCTATAACCGGGCCTATTACTGATTTGAAGATTCAGGATGCTACCGGTAGGCAGTTGGGCTTTTCGGGGCAAATCGCGCCGGGCGACACACTGACTATCGACACTGGAACTTACGGGCTATCCTATGTTCGCGGCGGCGTTATCCAAGCGTCGGATGACTCGCTCTATTCCCGGCTCGGCGATAACTCGGAGATGTTCACTCTACCGCCAGGTGAGTCTGCTATCCGTGTCACCGGCGCGGGGATGACCGCTCAATCCCGTATCGAGTTATCCTACACACCGCTATACCTATCTGGTTATGAGGGGGCGTAATGCTGACAACGACGCTACGCGACCCTAATAAAAACGTCTCAAGGCAGATTCGGTTCACGAAGCTATCGGCTGTGTTTCGTCTCAATACGCCTACCACGTTCACGGGAACTTTAGACCCATCGTCTATGCAGTTTTTTGACCGCATAGCGCCCGGCTGGGGTATCACTGCACGGGATGACGGTGTACAGTTTGGTGGCGACCTTACGAAGATTCATCGTAAGAACGAAAAAGGTATACCCACGTGGGAGCTAACCGGTGTAGGTGATTTGCAGGTTCTCGCAGACCGGCTTACTTACCCTAACCCCGCTAAACGTGAGAACGAACAGGATGTATCTCATTACCGCGATAAAGGCCCGGCGGGGCTAGTCTTATATAAGCTCATTGAACTAAACGCCGGTTCGCGGGCGCTACCTGAACGGCGTGCGCTCGGTATGGAAACGAAGTTTATCAACGCCGGTAGTGAAGTCTCGGTTGAGACGCGGCTAAAGTCTTTACTTGAGACATGCCAGACCCTAGCAGCAGCGGGAAATATGGTGATAGAGGCGTACCCTCAACCGAAAGGGTACCTTATCGTTGTACGCCCGCCTACTGTTCGCGCTAAGTCCGTTGTGTTCACTCAGCAGGGCGGTGAAGTTCTCGGTTGGGAGCTTACTAACAGCGCCCCTACGGCTACTACCGTCGTCGTTGGCGGGCAGGGTGAAGGCGCGTCCCGAACCCTTGAGACGCGAACACGTCCTAACGTTTGGGGTAGGCGCATTGAGGTATTCAAAGACCGGCGCGACACGGATGAAGCGGCGGACTTGGAGAAAGCCGCGAACGAAGAGCTAGACAAGGGCGAAGCTGAGCAGACGATAAAGCTAGAGTTTCGAGAAACTGAACGCCTCAAATTCGGCGTGAATTTCCAAATCGGGGATACTGTTACCGCCGTGTTAGCGCCCGGTCTGCAAGCCACCTTACCTGTCACACAGGCGAAGGTTGAATGGGACGGCTATCAAAACCGTTCTGTATCGCTAACTCTCGGTTCAGTAGATGATAACTTGCGTGATGTGCGAATGCGCAAGCTCTTCAATGACATTTCGCACATCTCAACGATTTAGGAGACACGGCTATGGCAGGGGAGGCACAGGTTAGCTTTCCTAAGGTGAACGCGCCTTTGACCGCTGAGGAATGGGCATCTGTAACGCTCGGCATCGGCAATGGTACGCTGGATGAGGGAACAGGCAACTACCGAATTACTTTCGACGACGCGCTAGACCAATGCGTCGTCTCACCCCCGGCGGGTAGCGGGTACGCTCATGCTATCGTCGCTGGATTTTACCACCACCTTTACCAGCCGGTTAGGTTGCCATTGCCGCCGGTAACGCAGAAAACTACGTACGTTGTTGCTTTGACGTTTGACCCTACTAAGGCAGAGACTACCCCCGTAGCGCTTACTGTTCATAAGAACAACCTGGATAGCACCGGCGGGAAAAAGCACGTCGTTCTGGTTGAAGTAGACCGCCAACCCTCGCAGGTTCTTTCACAGGCTACGAAGCGCGGTTATGCTCAACGCATCGCCCCTATGATTGATATGCAGGATTCGGCAACGCTACCCTCAGCTAATCAGCAGATTTTCGGGTCAATGGCGTATGTGAACCGTGACCGCGCGCTATACCGTGTCTCGCTCAACGGTGCGAACCAAGGCGCGGCGTGGTCTCACGTTCTAGGTACGAAAACTGTCAAACCCCTACCTATGGGCGGCTGGGATATTTCTACGCAGTCACCTAACCAGTATGGTATCAACGTAACCCCTACACCTGAGGGCTTCAAAGCTGAGTGCTCGTTCAACTATATTCGGTCTGCATTCAGTTATAACGTAGGCGGGTCTTGGAGCGTCTTAGGAACCTTTATCCCACCTGAGTTACGAACCGTACAGTATGCGGAGTCCATGTTTCCGGTAGTGTACTTGGTAGGCGGTAGCATTCGACAACTTGTCGCCCGTGTATCGTTCTTTAATGGTACTTTATCCCTCATAAACCCTTTTGGTGGAACCGTGGAAATGACACAGGGCGGGCAGCTGAACGTACCTGCTGTTATGTGGACGGCTAACAAACTCTATACAGTAGACGCATAGGAGACGCATTTATGGCGCTAACAGTTAAAAGCTCGCTACGGTGGGGGGATTTGACGGGAAACGTTCGCGCGGTTCCTGTAACCACCCCGGCGGGCGCAAAGGTTGAAGACGTATCGAAGCTCATTACGCGCGGCGTTTTTGAAGACCTTGTGCTAAACGGTGCAGACGGCGGCCCCGTGAAATACGCCTTAATTCCGTACCTGTACGACCACGACGGGATTTTGCGTTTGGACGGGCAGGTGTACGAAGCTGTTGTGAAGCCCGGCGCGAATGGGACAGTCTCTCTTGATGACCTGCCTTATTTCTACAATGCACAACGTAACAAGGTAACCACGGGCACCTTCGCTCTCGCTTCTATCGTTGCAGGTGGCGACCATAAAGCTATTACGCCTATCCCTGCACCTGCACCACCCACCCCGCCGGTGGTTGCACCCCCTGCTGTTACCCCTTCACCGGTTCCCGAAACTGCAGCCGAACCAGCCGAAGAGGCTATACCGGGTGCAGACCCTACAGGCAAAACGGATTCAACAGCCGCCATACAGGCCGCGATTGATGAAGCGGCTAAGAACATCAACGGTGGCAAGGTATACCTACCGGCGGGTATCTACAAGGTCTCTTTCCCGTTCCTTGAGTTGAAACCGCACGTAACTGTTGTGGGGGATGGGTCTAGCACCTGGATTGTCGCAACAGATGATAAGCCTGTGACTGAGAAGACCGGCGTGTTCCATACAGGTACCTACAACGTCAAGAAGACGGATAAGAACTTATTCCGTTTTGGCGTTGAAAACCTGTTCATCACTTCCCGCGCGGCGGATGGGCAGCACCATGAACCTATTCCGAATGTTTGCGGTATTGTGTTCAATACCTTCTTACAAGAGAATCCAGCAGACCCCGACGCGGTACCTACCCTAAAAGATGTTGAGATTTGGGGTATGGATGAAGGCGTAGCTTTGCTCGGTTTGGACGACCAAGGCATGAAGGTGTACAACCTCCGTATTCGCCGTACTCTAGGCCCCGGTATAGTTGTGGGTAAACCTAAGAACCACCCCGAAGGTACGGGTGGCGCGGCGGATAACAAGTTTATCTGTGCAGACGTTTCTAGCGCTAACTTAGGTAAGCGCGGCGCGGCGGGCATCGAGATTTACACTTCTCAGACCAAATTCGTTGCGTCTA